GTAAGATTTAGAGGACCTATTTATACAACATCAGACCCAGATGCTTTTAATAATCCAGTTGGTTTTGATGGTATTACAGGAGCTAATTTAGCAAAAGCTGCAGGATATTCTATTACGGTTGGCAAAAGAGATTCAAGCGGTAATATAACTAACACAGAAAATTTCTATCACTTTACTGTAGACACAAACACTGCTACAACAGGTGGTATATCAGGAGGAGGCAATAGTTGTTCGGCTGGTCCAGCAACATTGACAGCATAATATGGCAGGATTAAGTGCATCAGGATTAAAAACACAAATAAGAAGTTATACAGAAGTAGACTCAACAGTGCTATCAGATAGTGTTATAGAAAATATTATTTTAAATGCACAATATAGAATTTTTAGAGATGTGCCAATTGATGCAGATAGAAAAACATCTACAGGTAATTTTACATCTGGAACAGGCACTGTAACAGTGCCGGCAGGAGCTGTATTTATTAGAGCAGTTCAAGTTTATACTGCAACTGGATCTACTTATACTGGTGCAAATACATATTTAGAAAAAAAAGATTTAACATTTTTAGAAGAATATATTTCAGCAACTACATCTACTGGAACACCAAAATATTACGCAATGTTAGATACAGGAGCAACTGGAGAAAGTTCATCAAACTCTGGATCTATAATTGTGTCACCAACACCAAGCGCAACTTTTGCATACAAAATACATTACAATGCAGTGCCAAGTATATTTGAAAATAATGATACTAATTATATTAGTATGAATTTTCCAAATGGTCTGCTATATTGTTGCCTAGCAGAAGCTTATGGTTTCTTAAAAGGTCCAGCAGATATGCTGCAATTATATGAACAAAAATATCAACAAGAAGTACAAAAATTTGGAGGAGAACAAATAGGTAGAAGACGAAGAGACGACTATACTGACGGCACTGTTAGAATACCTGTCAATTCACCAACACCTTAAGGAATAAATTATGGCATCATCATTTTCAGATCTTGGTATAGAACTAATGGCAACTGGCGAAAACGCCGGTACATGGGGAGATAAAACTAATACTAATTTACAAATTGTAGAAAAAGCAATTGCTGGTTACGTAGAAGTAGCAGTAACTAGTGGTGGTACAAAAGCATTAACTATTACAGATGGAACTACAACTGAATCAGATTCCGTTGCACGTCACGCAGTTATAAAATTAACAGGAACAATAACAGGAAATTCTATTGTAACTGTACCAGACTCAATAGAAAAAGTTTATATTGTAACAAACGGTACTTCAGGTGCATACACTGTACAATTTAAAACAGCATCAGGAACAGGTATTACTTTTGGTGTATCAGAAAAAACTACAAGACTAGTTTATTCAGATGGAACAAATCTTGTTGATGCAGGTTTCGGTGGATCTCTTGATGTAGAAGGAAGAGAATTAGTCTTAGATGCTGATGGAGATACTTCTCTTACAGCAGATACAGATGATCAGATAGACATAAAAGTTGCAGGGTCCGATCAAATAAAAATAACTGATGGAGCTATTATTCCATCAACAGACAACGATATTGATTTAGGTACATCAAGTTTAGAATTTAAAGACGCATTTTTTGATGGTACGGTAACTGCGGATGCTTTTGCAGGGCCACTCACAGGTGATGTAACAGGAAACGTTTCTGGAACTGCAGCAACAGTAACCACTGCAGCTCAATCTAATATTACATCGTTAGGAACTTTAACAACTTTAACAGTTGATGATATTACAATAAATGGAAGCACAATATCTGATAGTGGCGATTTTACTATTGATGGTGGCGCTGACATTATACTAGATGCTGATGGTGGGGATGTATTTTTTAAAGATGGTGGTACTACTTTTGGTAGTGCAACAAACACATCAGGAAATTTAATTATAAAATCAGGAACTACAACTGCACTAACATTTAGTGGTGCAAACGTTACAGTTGCTGGAGATCTTACAGTATCTGGTGATGATATTACTATGGGTACAAACACTGCAGGTAATTTATTAATTGCAGATGGAACAAATTTTAATTCAATTGCAGTAGGTTCATTATCAGAAATATCTACAGTCGCTAATGATGATGTATTCTTAGCAGTTGATACTTCAGGTGGTGGTCTTAAAAAAATTGCAAGATCAGCAGTAGTATCTGGGCTTGCTACATCTGGTGCAATATCAAATGTTGTTGAAGACACTTCACCTCAATTAGGTGCAAACTTAGATACTAATTCACATAATATTTTAATTGATGATGCACACTTTATTGCAGATGAAAATGGTAATGAACAAATTATATTTCAAACAACTAGTTCAGCAGTTAATCAATTTGATGTAACAAACGCAGCAACCGGTAATCCACCATCGATAAAAGCCACTGGTGGTGACACTAACATTGATTTTAATATAAGTGCAAAAGGCACAGGACATATAACTGTTTTAGGTGATACAAATGCAGGTGCTATTCAGTTTAATTGTGAATCTAATTCTCATGGTCAAATTTTAAAATCTCAACCGCACTCTGCTGGTGTTACAAATGAAATGTTGTTACCAGCTGGCTCTAGTTCAACTTTAGTATCACTTGTATCAACAGATACTTTAACAAACAAAACTTTAACTACACCTGTTATTGCTGAAATAGATTCAGGTGCTGATATTACTTTAGATGCAACAGCAGACATAGTTTTAGATGCAGCGGGTGGAAATATAGAATTTAAAGACGCTGGCACAACTCAACTTACTTTAGATATGGATGGCACTGCAGGTGCACAAGTAATTCAATTACGTGTAGACACTGATGATTTAATATTTAAACAATTCGATGGAACAACTGTATTAACTTTAGATGATGATACAACAGTTAAGGTTGCAACAGACTTAACAGTAGGTGACGATTTAAGTTTAATATCAGATTCTGCAGTATTAAAATTTGGTGCAGATGGTGATACAACATTAACTCACACAGATGGCACAGGATTAACTTTAAACTCTACAAACAAATTATGTTTTAATGATGCTACTCAATTTATACAAGGTGCAAGTGGAACAGTATTAGATATTGCTGCTACTGATGAAATAGAATTAACTGCTACTTTAATTGATGTAGTTGGAAACTTAGCAGGTTCTGGAACTGGTACTTTTGGTGGTATTTTAAAAACAGATGATACTACTGAAGCAACTTCTACGACTGATGGATCACTACAAACTGATGGTGGTTTATCTGTAGCAAAAGATGGAATTTTTGGAGATGATGTAACACTTCTTAGTGATGCTGCTGTACTTAAATTTGGTGCTGATGCAGAAGTTACTTTAACTCATGTTCACAATGATGGTTTATTACTTAATAGTGATAACCAACTTCAGTTTAGAGATTCTGCTATTAACATTAGATCAGACGCTGATGGCGATTTAGATATTAATGCTGATGACGAAGTTGAAATTAATTCTACTTTAATAGATGTTAATGGTAATGTTGAAATTAGTGGAACACTTGCTCAAGCAGGAATTGCAACATTTGCCGTAGCAGCCAATGTTACTCAAACAGCACTTACTTCATCATCAAATGCAGTAGCTTGGGATGCGAGTGCTAAACCAAACGCAGTTCATGTAACAACTGAAAACACAACTTTTTCTGCACCAAGTAACGCAGTAGAAGGTGCTTTTATTGTTCTTGAAATTAACTATAATGGTTCACACACAATAGCTTTTAACACCGTTTTTGAATTTGCCGCGTCAACAGCTCCGACAACAACAGATACAGATGGTAAAACAGATATTTTAGTATTTAGATACAATGGTGCTGTATGGCAAGAAGTAGGTAGAACATTAAATTTAAGTGAAAGTTAGGATATAATATGTACGCAATAATAACAGACGGATCAATATCAAAATATGTAAACCATCCTAAATCTTTGGTTATAGGAGATGTTCAATATCCAGCTAGAATCTTTTCTGCATGGACTGCAAGTGAATTAGCGGCTATTGGAATTATAAAAGTAACTTTTGATGACAGTAATAAAAAAGATGAGAAGTGGTATATTAATACTAATCAAACTTTTACGTATGATGCATCTGCTGGAACTGTAACTGCAACTTATGGCACAGCTACAGCTAAAGCTCATGCAGATACTACTTGGACACAACAACAAATTGATGATGGCGATGCACCAGAAGGTGCTGATACTAATACTGTTGCAGTCGAAGGTTTAAAAACAATATTAATTAAAAATGTAAAAGCTCAAGCTGAAGGTTTATTAAATCAAACTGACTGGTACATAACACGTAAAGCAGAAAAAAATACAGCCATCCCTAGTGCTATTACAACATGGAGAGATGGTATTAGAACTAAACAAGCAGCGATGGAAACATCAATTACTAACGCATCAAACACACCAGCCCTTGAAACTTTATACACTTATGTAAATACAGCTGATGAAGGGGACCCAGTTGTAATAGAAAGACCATTAGGAGAGTTCCCAGAATTAGGATCTTAAAATGCCATTAATACTTGGAACAAACTCCATAAAAGACACTGGCTATGATGTTGCTAACTCA